GCGCCATCGCAGCCCGGGCACCAGAACATGAGCCGGCCGCCCTCGACACTGCGGAGCTTTCTCGAGAGAGCAGCCATCATGCCATCCCCTCGACCTGTTTCGCGACCGCCTTCCGATCGGCGCTCTTGCGCCAGTAAAGGAAGCCCGCGATGCCTGCGAACGCGACAAGGATCAGGAGGAGGTTTTGCCAAGGTATGCCGCCGATCGCTGTGAGCAGCGAAGCGCCGCCGCCGCTGACGGCCGGGACGATGACCTCTTTCGACTTCCACCACGGCGCGTCGAGGCTGGGCGGCGTGACAGGGACCGGTACCGGCTTCTCCTCCGTCACCGGCGCCGCCTTGACCTCCGGCCGTGCCGCTTCCCCAGGGGTGAGCGCCACAAGCGCCGTATGCATCGCCGCGCGCGTTTTCGGCCCGACATCGCCGTCGACTTGGAGGCGCTGGTCGGCCTGAAACTGAAGGACGTTGTCGGCGCGGTAGCCGAGCAGCACGAGCGAGATGCGGGCGAGCCGGTCGAAGCGATCGGAGAGGCCGTTCTTTCCACCGTTGATCTTCTTCGTAATGGTCTCGGCGTCGCCCTCGTCGGCCCATCGGTTAAGGTCGCGGGTGTCCCAGTAGAACAGAGGCACCAGGCCTTCCCAAGGATCGGTGTTGACCGCATCCGGATCCTTGACGAAGTCCGGGCAGCTGAGGCCAGCCGCGCGGCACCAGTTGCGGAACTGGCGATAGTTGTCCTTCCCGGTGAGCTGCATGCCGGTGCAGCCGCGGTAGCGAAAGCCGTCTCCGTCATTCTCAGGCGTGTTGCCGAGATCGGTGCGCGTGTCGTAGCGCTGCTGCGCCGGCGTCGGACCCCAGATCTCGCGATCGTAGCGGAAGTCTCCGCTCTCATGCATGAGCTGGGCGAAATACTGCGCAAGCCGGTGCGGTCGATCCATGCCGAAACGCTCCCCGTACCTGTCCAGCGCCACGAGCACGGACGCGAGGTTGCTCTCGTTCACTTTGCCCTTTGCGGCAGCGCGAACGTCCTGAGCGGTGATGGCGCTCATTCGTTTCTCCTGATTTTGGTGGGGAATGCTCGGCGGGCTAAGCCGCACTGGTTAATGGCGGCCGGCGGTGGTCCGGCTTAAACTGACATTGGTCGCTCTTGCCCCTCGCAGGCGGCCGGGAGGCTCGTCACCGGCCGCAGCCTTGACGGGCCTCGCCATTGATCCACATCAATGGAAATGGGACTCGGACATGGACGATAGCGAAACGAAAAGCGCCGACCGAATAGAGCCGGCTTCTGACCTCTCAGAGATCGCGGTACGGTGCGCGGATTCGAACCTTCTGGACTTTGCGGCGCAACTTGCCGGCCTCGCCGAGGACCTCAAAGCTTTGGCGGCAAGGCCCATCGAGCCCACACCGACATTGGCCGAGCCCGACGATCAGGCCGAAGCAGGCTTCCCCGGCATCATTTGAAATCGAACCCGCAAGATAGTAACGCGGCAGCACGGTTGATGCCACATCCCCCAACGTTTCGATGGCGACGGGAAGAGTTTCCCGAGCAATGTGTCACCTTTTATTTGGAAGTTGGAGGGAGTCTCAGCCGCGCGAATGCGCTCAGCTATTGCGCGAATCGTTTCTTATCTTGAGAGTTTAATGCACGCCCGGAGACAACCGAATGAAGTCCAGATGAAACGATCTCTCTCGCAGTATTTGTCAAACTCCAGCTCGTTACGCGGCTTACCATTGCAATTCCCTAGACTCTATGTCCCCGGAACCGTGGGAGTGCTGCTTGAACACCCTTTAGAGTGCCCTCCGCTTTCGCCGGAGCAATTAGCGAGTATCGGAAAGTCGGAAGTTACGACGATAACCAGGCACATAGATTCGAGGTGGCTGGAAAGCGCAAGAAACGGATACTTCCGTTTCGGGACAATAAAGGGCTACGCTCCCAAAGATAAAGCCCTAAATGTTGGCCGGTTCAGCGATTATCAAGAGGGTGTTCAACTAAGCACATACCGAACGCGGAGCGGTTTCTTTCACGATTTCCAGACGGGAGCGGGTGGGGGCCTCAAGAACATAGGGGTTATCGGCGCCGAGCACCCAGTGGTCGTTGAGTTTAGCGTCAACGACTTCTGCTCGTGTTCTTCGGTTGGCAAGTTTGACATTGAACGTGCGAGAACCTTGCGGGCCAAAGGCAACCCAACACTAGGCGCCTACGTCAGCTATGACTTGCAGGCCCTCGTACGGGCACTGGAATTCTTGATCACGCGAAACGCATCCACAAGGGGATATGCCGTCATTGGCAGGACGATCGAATATGGCTCTAAAGACAAACACTGGCAGATTGAAGAGAGGTTTCGGCTAGATAAGCATCGCGACCCCATCGCCATCTGGCTGAGCACGGCCTTTATAAAATCACCGGCGTACCAACATGAAGAAGAGTACCGATTGCTCCTCATTGACCCACGCAAGCCGGGGCAACTAGAAGGCCGCGAGATGATAGAGTTCAAGCACGGATCGATTGTCGATGCCATCGTCGACATGGGTGAATTTTAGTTACTCACATGCATGAGCCGTCGATCGACGTTGTTGGACTTGAATTTACAGTTGCCCGCCGCTGAGTTTTTAGCCTAGATGCCCTCCGATTTGGGAGGAAAAGAATGCTGAAAAGACTTGGCGAGTTGGCCGCGACAAAACTTGGTCTCGCAACGCGAACTGATTTGATCGCGATGCATGAAGTGCAAATGCTGACTACTGCCAGTATCTTCAAGCTGTGGGGTACATCGAATCAGCGAAAGGCATCCAATAAAGCTCTCGTTGAATTGTTCTTCGGGATGGTCAAAATCTTGCAGCCGAGCGTATTTATCGAGGCTGGAGCAAAGAAGGCAGACACCTCAATACGTGCGCGAAAGGTACTGCCGGAGGCGCGAATTGTTGCCTTTGAAGCGAGCCCAGACAACTACGCGATCTATTCAAAGACGGAGCCCCACGCCGAAAACCGAGTGGAATATCTTCATTTCGCGCTGAGCGACCGTGAAGGAACCATCGACTTCAACATCAGGACATCTGTTGCGGGCAACGCCGTGTGGGAGCACTCGGGTGCGAACAGCATTCTTGCCCGCACTGACGATTCTACTGAGTACAAGACCATAGCCGTCCCGTCGCGTCGACTTGATGACCTTTTTGCCGACTGCGGAAGCTGCGCCATGTGGGTTGATGTTGAAGGAGCAAGCAAACAAGTGCTAACCGGAGCGAAAGAAACGCTTCGGAAGGCTCAGGTCGCCATTGTTGAGGTCGAAGACCACGAAATATGGGAAGGACAGTGGAAGGCCGGCGAGGTTATCGGCGCGATGATGGACGCCGGGCTGGTTCCGATTGCCCGTGACTTTGAATATAAAGGTCAATACAACGTCGTGTTTCTCCATCGAGATGTCTTCGTTGGTAACAGGGACATCCGCCAGAACATCGAGTTTTTCTTCAGCGAACTCGTAAAGCGATAAGCGGGCATTCGCGCCCGCCACTTCAAGTTCCACAGGGATTGATTATGTCCGAAAACCCTACCGAAAGCCGGCCGTCACTCGGTGAGCTGATCGTTGAACTCGTAAGCGCGTTGAACCATCAACACACGTTCTTCGATGAAGCTCAGGAGAACGGCGGTGATGCTCAAGATGAAGTGCGGGAAATCGTGAAAAAAATCGATGACTTGTACGGGAACCGCCCGCCAGCTTAGGTTCGCCGCGTGGATTCACACGGTAATGCCCAGATGCGCCAGCACGTTGCGGATCTGGGTTGTCATCGTAGAAAGCTCGGCGTCGTCAATATACCGATCGTACATGGCCACGGCCGCGATATCCGCTTCCCCTTGCCAGGAGAGGCTGTAGGAACTGCCGATGCGGAAATCGCCGGCGGCGAGGACACGCGCCTGAGCAGCGAATGTAGCCGCCGCCGTCGTGGCTGTTGTAAGGTTGTCCCGTTGCGCCCGATCTGTGCGAACGCGGGAGGCGACGAGACTCCAGCCGGTAAGAGTCGTCGCTATACTCGTGCCAGAGGATGTTACGGCTGTGTTTGTCCCGTCAGTGTAGCGGGAGCCGCTCATCGTCGCGAGCGAGGGGCTCGAATTGCTGTAGATGCTCGCCCCGGAAAGACTACTTGCAACATAACCTGCTCTTGAGCCTGATCCGAAATTGCTGACAAACATCGGCGAATGCGCTTGGTCTGCCATCGTATCCGTTGATTTGAGCGCAACAATGTGCGTGAGCGCTTCAGTGTCCTCGATTTTGGTTTGGAAGAAGCTTTGCCCGCCCTTGAAACGCAAAAACGCACCTTGGTCCGATGGCGTGCCGAAAACCTCGGCGTCAACTCCGCCGAGCGCCAGGTTTCTGGCCGAGGCGCGGACGCCGCGATTGAAGAACCACAGCCCTTTCAGGCCGCTTTCGACGGCCGCGTTGAAGCCAACTGCCGACGCCGAGAAATCGGCGCCGGGTACGAGAATATTGGTACCCATGTAATTTTCTCCTTGGGGGAATGAGAGATTAGAGAGCGCCTTGCGCCACGGCCGCGGCAGCCGCCGCGAGCACTTCGGAGACGCGCGCAATATTGAAGGACGACAGGTGCACCGTGTCGGAGAGGCTTGCCGTCTGAATGCCGAGATCAGAGGTCGAGCCAGTGTCGAGCGCAAATCCCACTTCCTGAGAAGCCATCGCCCATGTCGGCAACAGTCGGATGTCTACGTCTGCCTGCTCGCGGACGAATTTGATTTGGCGCGACAGCACCTCGACGTATTCGCTCCACACTGTATCGCGGTCACTTGAGCGTGAAACCGGGGGGAACCAGATGACGATCTTCGTTCCGGGCCGCGCCGCTTGAATCTGCCCGCACATGATGGTGAGCCCATCGGTGATCGCCGGCCCGAGATCCGGTGAATTGAGGTCGCGGATGTCGTTGGTGCCAAGGCCGATGAATACGACGTGGGGATCGGCGAGCGTAAACCGATCGAGGTAGAAGTCGAAATCGAACACATTCCCGTTGCGCACGACCGACGGATCGTCGCCGCCGGCCGCTACACGGAGGAACGGGTTTTTCGTCTGCTTCGTCGCTTTGTCGGACGCGAGATAGGTTGCCTCATCACCGGGCGTGACGATGGAAACACGGTCCGTCACGGCATAGGTGAAGTCACCAAACTCCCAGCCCTCGCGGCCTTCGCCGAGCGGTCCCGTCACATCCGATGAAATTTGTCCGATCCCTGCCCCGTTCAGAGTGCCGACGAAGGTGAGCGTGTAGCCCTTGGCGGCGGCTGCGGCGTTCATGCGTGCCGCCATCTGCCGGTTGGTTATGCTGTCGCCGATCATCAACACCCTCGCAGTGTTAAGGGATCCCGGTGCAACGGGAGGTGTCACGACGGACATTGTCGCCTGATGCCGTATGTCCGGGTTCACCTCGTCGAGCCGCGTCTGGAGGTAGACGGTGCCACCGCATTTCGTGAGGTCGACCACGAGCTCGTCATCACCGAGCCTGCTGTATGTCGGACGCGATCCGTCCGTAGCCGCCTCGCTGTAAAGCGATGCCCGCACGCGGGAAATGTCACTGCGAGCCGGCAGAATGTTGCGCGTATAGAGATGCGTCTCCGCGCCATCGAAGGCGACGAGGTGGCCACCGATCAGCGGTGAAGCGTCGAACCCGGAATTGAAGCCCTCATCCTCGCCGCCAGAAACGCCAGGCGCGCGAAACTCTGTTGCCGTCAAGGACAGGGCCTTGAAGCCGAACTCATCCTGAACGGCCAGCAGCTCAGCGGAGCTGCGCGTATCGCCGATCTCAAAGCTTCTCTCTGGCGGGTTCTGCCGCAGCGAACCGTCCGTTTGAAGCTGCATGCCGACGAAACCGAGATTGTCATGGAAGCTCGCCGCCACCTGCGCGACCTTGGAGACGAGAAGGTCACCAACGCGCTGCCACCCAGCCGGCGACGTGCTCCATGCATATTCTCCCTCGTTCGCGACCGTGCCGCCGACGACCGGATCGGTATGCGTGCCGGCATCTGGTCCCGCAACCCGCCCCGCCTGGCCGTTCGTCGTTCCGACGATTGCCGCCAGCGCCGTCCATGTTCCCTTTTGCACCAGGCCTGCCGAGGCGGCCTCGGCGATCAGCTCAACCTCGTTTATCTGCATCTGCAGGTCGGCCGCCGTATTGGCGATCTTCTTATCGATGACTGGCCCGATAGAGCGGATCGTGCTCTTGTCAGGCTCGACTGGATCTGACGCCGGTCCGTCCGGCCAAGCAACTGCGAAAGCATCCCTGATTTCATCTGCCATGAAGCACTCCATGAAGGATCGACCCGGCGCGCGGCCGAGGTGGATAAGGATTTAGATTTTTGGTTTGATCAGACGATCGTCACAGTGACGGGGCCCGAATAAGGGCCTTCGACGTCCGAGCCGTTGAGCGGGACCGCATAGTAGTCCCAGACACCTTGTGGTGCGCAGCTCGGGGTTTCTGGGTAGAGGATGACATTGTCCACCGAACCCGCGAACGTCGAGCTTTCATTGAAACCGGCAGAGACGTTACCCGACAGCGATGTCATCGATCCGCGATACGTGCCGTTCGCGGTCCGCGCGACACCGTTGACGACCGTTCCGCCATTAAACCTGGTGAAGACGCTCCCTGCCGTCAGGTCGAGGACGTCGAACTGATATCGGAAAACCGTCCCCGCTGGGGTCAGCGTCACCGTTTGAAGAAGCGAGTTGGCGCTTCCTGCGGCGTGCATTGCCTTGCCGCTGGCAATCGTCCAACCGGCCCCCTTGGACCACACCGAATCCGCGTCAAAGCCGCTGTTGGCGAAAAGGTTGGCCCTCGTATCGTCGCCGTCCGTGAACGAATAGCTTGCCGACGGCCCTACTGCGCGCGTGCCGGCCAGGGTTGCAGTATCTGGATCGAACGCAGAGCCGGAAGGCACCCGATATATCTCGACGGATCGGACATGCGAGTCGTTGCCGGTAGAGAACGAGAATGACGCGTTTCCGAGCCGAGGCGACGATCCAGTCAGGGCGAACGACGTAAGCGCGGCTGGAGGCGTCGGATCTGATGTCGAGATGACGGTTTCCGTCACGGACCAGTTCGAATACCGCCTATTAGACGCAATGAACGCAGCCTGGATGTCCAGAACCTTGTCGGTGGGCACATTGCCTGTGGACAGGTCGATGTATCCGCCGGAGGGTTCGGCGCTCGGGTTTGGCTGTTCGACCCACGCGCCTGGTGTTCCGAGGCCGTCGGCATCAGCTACCCTGTAGCGAACGACCGGCGTGAGGCTGCCGTCCTCTGGGTCGATAATCACGACGCGGATGTAGACGCTGCCGCCGTTGGCCTTCGCCTGAATGAGGTTGATGACCGGAGTCGGAATTTCGGAGGCGTTCACTGCCGGCGGTACCGGCGGCTGCTGCCCCTCCTCCGTCGCCGGGTTCCAGTCGTCGATGCCCTCGGGGTGCTCGATGAAGTCCATCGTGAAGCCGCCCTTTGTGAGGGCGACGATGGAGCGGCGGTTTTCGACCAGTTTCCCGTCGAGCTTCGGCAGCCTCTTGGGCGTCTCCAGCCGGACCCACCGTGCATAGACGGCGTTGATGCCGGAGAGCCGGACATCGAGGCTGCCCTTGACTTCCTGGCGCTGGCGCAGCCAATCACGCTTGCCGAGGCGCCGGGCTTGCCGCCACTGATGGCACCACTCGTAGCTCCCCTCCATCGTTAGGACGCGGCCGGCGGCGATCTGCGCGTCTGTGTCCTCGAAGAAGTCGGTGTCGCAGCTCGTGTAGTTGGTCGCCGGATAGGTGAACTTCGGCACGAGGCGGTTGCACTCGTCCTCGAAAAGAACACCGTACTGGACGTTGTGACCGATGATGTCGGCGTCCGTCAGCGTGGCCGTCCTGCTTTCTCGGAACTTACCTACCGTCAGGATGCGGGCGCCGTCGCCCCGGGCAACAAGGTGACCGTCGCACGTGGCGAGGATAGCGTTCAGCCCGGATTTCGGCCCGTTCTCGGTCGTATCCCAGCCGTTGCACTCATACCGCTTTTCGGTGCCGCCGCCGGCGAGAGGGACTTCCTCGTCGCAGATGTCAGCTTCCTCTTTCCAGAGGTCGATGACCGGCAAGAGTGCCTTCTGATAGTCGAGACCGAATCCGAACTCGTTGAAGCAGAGGTGCCAAGCCAAGATGACGGCCGAGTTTCGCGTCCACGTCCAAGTGCTCTGATCTGCCGGGTTCTGCAGCGGGTCGCGGAAGTCCCAGCAGTAAGCGCCGTCGATCTCTACCGAGGGCGACGGAGCGCCATAGGGGAAAGCGGTCTGCTGATCCTGGGCGTCGGCGTTCTGCGCCCGCATGGCTAGCGAAGCTTGGCCGTCGCCTCGGTGGTCGTTTGTCCAAATGCTATCCGCGCCCAGCTCCGAGACAAGCTCAGCATATGGCGTTTCCGGATTGGCGCCGAGGCGAGTGTAAAGGCGCACGTTCGCCGAACCTGCGCCGTACCGGCCGCCAGTTGTGAGCGGCGTGACGACATTGTCGACGACTGTCACCTCATCATCATTCAGGTAGAAGCGATTGAACGATTTGATCCGATGCCCAGCGATCGCCTGGACAGAATACAGCTTGGAGCCCTTCGCCTCCCACATCATGCGTGCGCCGGCAAGACGAGTGCGGCCGACCGCATAGACGCGAAATGGTATCGCCTGGTTGAGCGGCGCCCTGCCATCTTCCGGCTTTGGTGGCTTCGGTGCTTGTGCCAGGAGCGCCTGCAGTCCGATCGAGATGGCAGTCGTTGCAATCGCCGAAGCAATCGACGCGTAAGAGATGGACGCAACGCCAATGTTGAACGCACCAGTGCCGAGAACCGCGGTGAAGATCGGCGTGAAGATCGGATCGAACAGAACTTCGCTGTAAAGCGACGTCGTGCAGCCCAACCCATAGCGTTGCAGCATCATGCGGTGATGGAAGCTCATGCGTCTCGATCTCCATCCGGCGCGCGCCAGGCAGCAACGTGTTCAAGTTTCTTGGCAATGACACCGGACGGCGCCAGCAAGGCCCAGAGCGGTCCGAAACGGATGGCGCAGACTTCCTTAATGCCGGCCATGCCAGCAGGAGCGAGCACAACGCCGACGTCACCGTCTTGCAGATCGACGGTGCGTACAAAGCCGAGCGGCTCAAGTGCGGCCGCAGCGAAGGCAACCAGGCCGCCGGCCCGGGCCAGAATGTCGTGAGCGCCTTCGGCCGTGCTGTATGTGCCGCGATAAGCCGCCGCGGGATCGACGCCGACGCTCTCGCGCAGCCAACTGCCGCAGAAGGTCGTGCAATCATCGCCGGCAACCCCGCCCCACCTGAACTGGTGTGGCAGGGCAAGAAATTCTTGCAAGGTCATGGCTATCCTTGGAAATTCGGCCAGACTGGCTGAACGCCTCTGGCAAGCCGGCTGACGCCGTCGCAGAACTTGTCGGTGAGCGATATGGCCTTCTGATGAGGAGATGACCACACCGAGCGCGCACCACGGGAACGGGTCGCCTCGCCGGTCACAACGGCAAGGGAAAGCGTGATGCTCGGGCTATCCCCCTCCTCCACCGGCGGGCTTACCTCCCCGGTATGAGATGCGGTACCGGTCCAGATCGGAATGATGCTGCTCATCGGCTGGAAATACCGATCGAGCGTCGTCAGACCCATCTGGACGGCCGCGCCGCGCACCGGCGGCAGGCTGTCGAGCATCTTTGCCGATGTCGTCGGGTCGAGCCCGGAAAGGGTGAACTCGACACTGTCTGCGGTACCGTTGACCAATATCTCGAGCGTCGGCACGCCGATGAGACGGCCGCCGCCGAGATAGACCGTCCCGGTCGGGTCGATGCTGTCGAAGTTGGCCGGAATATCGTTGATCCCGAACCAGAGGTGCAAAGCAGGATCGGTATCGACCCGGAGGAAGATGCCGAGCTGGTGGCTGCCGCGCATCTCCTCGACGATGTTCGACGGAATGAACTCCATCAAAACGCCTCCGTAAACTGAAGCGTCGGCCGCGAATGATACCAGCCCTCATAATCCCAGGGCAGCGTGAAGCCACGCGGGAACTTCATGACGCACATCGGCCGCGCGAGTTCGACCCGAGTGCCGGCCGTCACCGCTTCGCGCAAAGGCGGCGTCAGAGCCAGGGTGTAAAGTGGTATTGGATCATCGGTGACATCGATCACCTCCCAATACCGATAAGCGCGCCAACCTTTAGTCGGGTGGTAGATCGAGAACCAATCCGACCAGCGAAGAGGTCGAGCCGCGCCCGTCACCCGCATCTTAAGAATACCAGCGCCGAGGGCTGCATCGACTGCCACAGTCCCGAATACCGTCGCTTGGCTGTAACCAGAGCCATCCGAGAAGAACGACCCGTCGGAGTGCGGAATACCCTTGATGATCGGGCGCCGCTTGCCGCCGATAACTGGGAACGGCCCAATCCCGTCATTGATGATCGGCACGTTGAAGAAGCGGTAGCCGCCGTTCCCGCGAGCGCCAAGCCAGTTGATGACCTCGTGCCGCTCGGTATCGTCAGCCTGTAGCACGCACCGCTCATAGACGGCAGTGACGATACCGCCGCCGCTGGTCTCGATGCTGATCGACTCCCCGACACCATTGACGCCGCCGTCGATCGCCGACCCGGGATTGTCGAAACTCGCCCGGGTCGGCCTGAGATACATGATGGGGACGGTAGGCTGGTTGATGTAGACTGCCATCCATCAGCCTTTCTGCGCTACAAATCGCTTCTGCGTTTCCCCGAAGCCGACGCGGCGCTGCTGCTCGTTATACTGAGACAGAGCCTGCCCAACGCCCTGCCTTACGAGGGCTCGGACGTGCTCATCACCGTTGGCACCGATCACGTTCACGTTGAGGTTAGCCGGAGCGTTGGAACGCTGATTGTTGTTGTCGTTCAAGGATTGCATGAGCTTGTGATTGCTCATGACGCCCGATCCCTGCGGTAGGTTTACAAGCTCCGGGCCGCGCTCGCCGACGACAGACAAGCCGCCGGGTGCATAGTTCGTGCCGTTGGCGAAAAGGCCGATGCCGCCGCTAAGCATCGCCGAGGCGAATTGGCCAGAACCGGAGAATAGACCCATACCGTACTTGGTTAGGCTGCTCAGGATGCCCGATCCGCCGCCATTGCCCATGAGGGCTTGCGGAATGCTGGCGAGCGTCTGGCCCAGACCGCCGGCGCCCTGCCCTAGCTCGCTCAGCCCCTTGACCGTTTCCCTGGATGCTTCGCCGAGCTTGGTGACCGCATCCACGGCACTGTCGCCTCCGGAATAGGTCCCGATGCCCTCGAAGTTGCCGATGCCAGCCTTCTTGGCGCCATACCATGCCCCCCAGCCGCTCTTCCTGGCTTCGTCAAGCGCGAAATCGATCCCGGCCGGGCCAGCCGACGCATCGGCCGGATCAAGTCCCGTCTGGGCCATAAACTTGTTGCCGAGACCGCCGCCCTTGTAGAGCTGGAACGGCCCGAACGACGGCTCACGAACTCCGTTCTTGACGTAGTTGGACTGGAGGTTCCAACTATTGAGACCGCCTTCAGACTTGGCTACTCGCAGCGCGATGTCGGGATCTATTCCCCGAGCAGCGGCCGCCTTTGCAATATAGCTAGCGATCTCTGTCGTCGGAGGCAGCGCGCCTCGGGTGACGGCACCAACCGGAGCGGCAAAGGTCTTGTTATCGTTTGCGCCAAGAAATGACCCGAACGTTGTGGTCGCGTTGAACCCAGCAGACACGGCGCCGGCACCCGCCTTGGAACCGCCCGTCAGCCAGCTCGCTGCAGCGGTACCGAGTTGATCAAAGATGGCGCTCCAAGCCTTCTCGCTGGCCTTCTGTGCTGCACTCAAAGCGGATTTGACGATGGCATCCCCGATCTTGCCGCCGTTCGCCCATGCCTCCTGGTGGATGCCGTCGAAAAACCCCTTGAAAGCGTCCTTCGCTTCATCACGGCGCAGGCCCTGGCGGATTGCGTTCGCCTCAGGGGAATTCAAATCCTCGTTGAAGCCGTAGCGCGTGAGAGTGGTAGCAACCTGCCGATCGATGGCGCTGCGCTCTGCCTGGCGCTCCTGAAACGAAATGTCGAGCCAGAAGTCAGCCTTTGCCTCGGCTGCCTGTCGATAAGCCTTGGTGACGTCGTCGACCTTCTCCTTCTGCGTTTCGAGTTCGAAGAAGTTGGGCTTCTGGCCAGGCACCGGTACGGATGTCAGCCGGCCATCGGAGTTGAGGATGGTCGTGGCGTCCGGATCACCGCTCAACTCGATGTTCGGTCGGCTGGGCGGAACACCCGGGTTGCGTGGCATGAAGTCCGCGGTGCGCATCGTCCTGCCGTTTTCGGTGAAGAACGATCCGGAGATGATGTCCTGAACGTTATCGGCGCCGGCGATGCCCGCAATCCAAGCAGCGCGCGCTTCGCGTGAAGCTTCGATGCTGTCTCGGATCGACTTGGTAATGAGGTCGAAGGCGTCCCGGAAACCGAGAACAGACTTGATGCCATAGCGGTCCACCGCTTCAGAAAGGAAGCGCTGAGCGTTGTTGATGTCCGCTATCGATGCGGTACCCTCGTCAAGGCGCTCGCGCAGGTCACCGAAGGCCTGAGAGAAATCCCGGATGAATGCTGGATCAGCGTCGATGCTCCGGAGGCCGCGAACCGCCTCGGAGAACTGCCGGTTGACACCCTGCAACTCCTCGCCGAGGCCCTCTAGCTCCCGGCCGGCCAGGATCTCTCCTGCTTCCCGACCCTGAGTGATCTTGTCGGCGCGGTCGAGCTCGTCGACGTAGGCCTTCAACTGCGGCGCAGCGTCGCCCCAGAGGGCGGCCGCGCGGCGGATCAGGTCGTTCTGCTCTTCGAAGAGCTTGCTCGTCTTGTCGGTCCCGCTTTCGGCCGTCATGAAATACTGGACGAGCGCGGCGGTACCGGCGGTCAAACCGATCGTGACCAACGAAACAGGGCTGATGAGCGACGCGAAGGCCGAGGCCAGACCAGAGACCGGCCGCTCCATCGATCCGAGAACGGACGCAAGCTGCGTGCCCTGCTGCAGGCCGATCATGAGCGGGTTCATGCCCATGGCGGCCGTGACGGCGATGTCCTGAAACTGGAACGCAGCATTGGCAGAGTTGAAGCCCTGCGCGCCCGGCCGGTTCGTGTTCGCAGCTTTCACCGCAGCGCCGGCGGCCGTCGCCGACGTCTTCAGCCGTTCATAGGCCTGGCGCTCACGATCGAGAGCCTGCGTCATCTCCTGCGCCGTGATGGCGCCGAGCTTGTGGGCTCGCTGGATCTCGCCGATGGACGCCTCGTAATCGCGCGTAGCCTTAGCCAACGGCTGATACTTCAGCGTGAGCCGCTCAACTTCCATCCGGAAGGCGCGCACATGCTCATCCTGCGCTCCGAACGAGCGACCGAGATCATCGATGGGTGGCTTGAGCCTGCCAGCGCCCTGTCCTGCCTTCCCAAGCGCACCGCCAAGCTGCTCAACCTCGTTCTCGAGCTTCCCAACAGCCTGTTGAGTGCGGCCAGCGGCTGCCGTCAGATGATCGAGGTCAGCCGCGCCTTTGACGGCCGGCGAACTATCGATCTTGAAACCAAGGGTCGCTTCAGACATCGGCTATCACTTCTTGCTTGGGAAGAGCGCATCGAAGAGACGCGCTGAGAGCGGACGCTCTGAGACTTTCGGCTTCTCTGGCTCGGGCTCATCCTTCGGCGCCATGATCTCGCGGCGCTTCAGGTCCATTGCCAGGATGGCATCGAGCTGCCACTGCTTGAGGACGAGGCCGCGAAGCCTCGCCCACTCTCCAATTGCCTGAAACCCGAGAGCGTTGGGCCCATAGCCGTTCCCGGTGCGCTGGCTGTCCAGCTCTCGGAACCACCACCAGACTTGCTGGCCGGCGGCGGGGATAGCGAGCTTCTTACCTTCGTGCTGATCGACGATAAGCTTGCAGAGCCGGTCGATCAGCCTTTGGTAAAAGAGCCGCGGCGAACCGCGCGAACCTCGACCTGTTCACGGATGATCCGGAACTTGGTGTAGAGGTTGCGAACATTCTCCTCCGAGAAGGGCACAACGCTGCCCCCTATCTTCGGATTCGGAGACCAGCTCATCGTTGCTTTTGCGAGGATGGCGACCATGCGGGCGTCGCTGTCATCATCCCGAGCCTCTCCGAGGCTTTCGCGCTCGGCCGCAGCCTTGGCGAACTCCGCGGCGACATCGCGGACTGCTTTCTGCATGCGGTCGCTATCAGGGCCGACTACGCGGATCTTGAGACCGATCGGCTTGGCCTGCTCGTTCAGGATGTCGATCTCGATGCCATCTTCCTGGGATTGGACGAGGGCTTCGAGACCGGAAAGGTCGACAAACTCTTCAGCCATTACGCACCACCGACCGGGTTAACCGTGAGAATTGCGGAGTTCACTTCCAGGTTGCCCTGCAGCAGTCGCGCGGTGTTCGCACCGCCACCATTCTCCTGCGCCGTCATGACGATCGCGTAGAAATACTTGATCGTGCCAGTCGGTACCGTCGTGGCGGTGTGGGTGCCCGACTGCGTGCCGCTGGTAGCAATCGCTGCACCGCCCGGAGTTGCAGCAACTTGAAAGTCATTCGCGGACGGACTGATGACGTAATAGGTGGTGCCGGCCGTGAGGCCCGTCGGCAGCGCGCCAGTCGTCGAGAATTTGACCGGAGTTCCGGCGGCAAGGCCATGAGCGTTCCAGGAGATCACGCCAGGGGTCGCGACGGTAATCGTGACGGTCGCCGTTTTCGCTGGGGGAGCATCGTTGAAACGGATGCGGAACGGATAATTGTAGGGAGTTGCCTCAGCTGCGATCAGGGCGATCTGACCTTCATCTTCCGGCAGGATGATGAAGTTGTTCTGCATCGAACCGGCGTTGCGGGTGCCCTTCGCCTTCAGGTCGCGGCCGGACGAAATGACCGACTCGGTGACGAGCGCGGCGGCGTCGCCAATTGCGCCCATGGTCTGCCAACCCTTGACCTCGGTGAAGCTCACCGAAGAGAAGAGCGAAGCGTTCATGTCCGCATCTTCCGGAACGCTATTGACGGCAGGCCCGATATCGATCTTGGAGCCAGCTACAGGATAGAGCTGCATGGTTTATGTCCTTCTGTCTGATTGCGCTTGCCGAAGGCGCGGAGCGGCAGGGCCAATCAGGCCGGAACGTGCGGGTAGCAAAGCCAATGCGCCGTAACGGGCACGGTTACATGAGTGCTACCGATGATTAGGAGGCTCATTTCCGGATCTTCATCGAACCGGATCTGTGTGCCGTCCTGATAGAAATTCGTGCCTGCTTTGAAGTGCTTGCAGACGACGCCAGCAAGCTCGACAGCATCGACCTGCGCACTACCCTTCGGCCAGTTCACGTTTCCGCGAATGAACCCCTGCCTGATCGGATCAATCTGAAGCGACAAGTCAGTTCTGATCGAGCGGTTGAAGTGAATTTCAAAGCTGACGTATTTCGTCGTAGGGGTCGGCGAAAACGTCACACCTGGTAGAGCGACATTGCCGGCGAGCGTCATCCCGGCAGGAAGGGGCAATGCCATCATCCGGAGCATGATGCCCTGGAAAATGTCCTTTTCAATCGTGTCAGCCATCTGCTACCTCTAGGCCTATGGCCGAAAACAAAGCGCTCTCAGATACCGAGGTGCATGACCTCCTGCACGAGGCGCAATCGCTGCTGCTGAACAAGACAGTGCGGACCGAGAACGGCCGGCAGGTGCTTTCCGCCGCGATCCGCGATCTCGATGTCCTTCAGAAGGCCCTGATCATCATGTCCGAGGGGACGGACCCGCTTCAAAGCGACCGCGAACCTTCGCCTCAGCTTCCTTGACCGTCTGCGGCCAGGTCTGAGCTTCAGCATCGACAAAGCCGAAACCCTGCTGATTGTAGACGCGGCCCAGACTGTCCTGCCCGACGAAGCCATAATTCATACGAGGACCATAGGCCGCCTGAAATCCCAGATAGAGCGTCTCGCCGACGTCGAGGTTGGAGATGATGAGCTCGATCTCTCCGCTCTGATCTGGATATGACTTCTCGCCCTCATCGACGCGCGGCATTGTCGAGGTCGATGCCATAAGCGAGTTCTTCAGGTTTCCGGTGTCGACCGGGATCCGGCCACCCTCCGCAACCGATCTCCGAACGTTATTCGCGACCATCTGCGCCGCGGTGCGCAGGACGGCCGCCTCCCGTTCCTTCTCCGCCTGCACCCATTCCGACACCTGTGCGGCGAAGCTCAGGTTGTTCTCTGCCATCAGCGGCCTCGCGATCTCGCGTATTCCTCGGCGAAGTCGAAGTTATATTCGACATGACAGCGGCAACCTATGACCTCGGCAGCTCCGGCGCCGAGGCTGGTATCGCCTGGGAAGCGCATCATAGCGCCCGATGGCGACTGAAACGGCAGGTCCATGCCTGTCACCTCTTCGGCATTCAGGACCTGGTGCGTGTGGCGAACACGGCCGTCGCCGACCGCACGCCACCGGCGGGTGACCATGCTCGCATCGCGGCCAGCGCGGTCCAGTCCCTGCTGATAGGCTTCGTGCTTGGCCGCATGCACCGATGATTGCGTTTCCGTCCGGGCGATGGTCTGGGCCCGGAGTTGGACGTAACGGTCCGCCAGGCGGCCGGTGATCTTCTGCACTGCGTCGGCCGGGAGAGGCTTGCCCTCGCGTATCGCCTTGGCAACCTGCCGATCGAAGCGCTTGTCGCGGCGCGTCAGCGTCAGGTAGTGCTTCATGCCCTCCACATCGCCCGAGAGGAGTGCCGTGCGCGCGTTCTCGACGGTGCGGGCAAGCTGGGACGTCATGCCGAGCAATCCGCCCTCACGGCGGCCGGTGACCCGGTTCACGCGGCCGGCGATGTCGAGCGCAATCGCGTTCGGCCCCTGCCCCTTGGCGTAGCCTGCTTCGATACGCTCCCGGGCCATCTGCTTCGTGTCTTCGGTGACGTGCGTGATCATCGTCGACGAAGCTTCGCGGATGATCTGCTCGGCACGCTGGTTCTGCACGTCCCACCTGAAGACGACACGGCCGCCCGCCGGGTCCGACAGGCGCGGCATGTTCTTGACGACCAGGAGGCCACCGGAATTGAATGCAGTCCGGATCGCTTCGGAGAGCGGCCGGAAGGCTGCCGGATCGATGTGAAGCGCCGCAATGGCGCCCTCTACGTCTCGGCGTTCCAGCCGCTCGACGACCTCCTTCAACACGATCTCGGATTTGATGTCCTCGATCGCCTCGCGGAAGGCCTTCTCCATTGCAGGGGAAAGCTCCTCGATGAGTGCGTCGAGCTGCTGGCGAAGGGATGCCATTACTTAGCTGCGGCAGCCTTCTCGCCCTTGATGGCGGCCTTCTCTGCCGGCATTTCCTCGGCAAGGCCGATGCCGATCAGAGCCCGGGCCTCGGTCTCCGGCAAATCAGCCGTATCGCCGACGCCGCGGCCCTTGTAGTTCTTCACGAAGCGGATTTTCATGATGCAATCCTTCCTTGGACGATGAAAACGACGGCCGTGACGCCGTCGTATTTGTTCGGGTCGCCGGCAACGATGGCGTAGTCGGCGCCATTAGCGGTCACGACATCGCCGACCGAGGGCTCGATCGAGAGACCAACCGACGAAATGTAAATCTGCATATCGCCGGTCTGGATCACTGTGCCGTCGATGTAGCGGGCCTCGTAGGCCATCGGCACCAGAGTGGCCGGGTAAGGCGTCGGGACAGGATCGCCACCATAGACCGGGTCCGGAGGCTCAAGGCGTGTGACGGCGCCGGCCTGGCCGAACTCCTCGATGAGCTCGTGCGCAGTCGCCTGCATGTCGGCATAGTCGAACGTAGCCATCAGCAGCCAACCGAGAGAATACCGAGGCAGACAAGGCTGTCGTCGCGCAGGAAAGGCGCCAACATGCCGTCTACGACTGAAATGATGGGTGTGAGGTCGGCGCCGGTCTCACTCTCGCTGGACGCGCTCTGATACTCGACCTCGAGCTGGCCTACCTTCTTCCGCTTTACGCGGGTGGCGCCGGAGCCGACAACCGAAAGGCTGCCGGGTTTCGTCGCTTCCTGGTAGGCAGCATAGAACGATGCATGAATGACGGCGGTCGGGACAACGTCGGAGGGGATCAGCTTGCCGCTGACGATCGCGCCCTCGCGCGGCCACTGCCGCTCCTGGACCGGATCAACGACACTGCCGACGAAACGGGAGCCGTACACCGCGTCGATATACTGGCTCCCGCGATTGCGGAGCACGGCAGGCGACGGCGCGCCAGAAGGCAGCGTGTAGCCGTTCGCTGTCAGCCACGTCTGAAACGTGGCGTCGTCACCGTAGCCTGCCATGGATTAGGCCTCTACCTTATGCAGTTCGACGAAGGCGGCCTTGTCCTCGTCGGACATGTCGGCGAAGCCTTCCAGGTCGTCCTTGCGGAGCGACTTGGTGACCGGCACGCCGTCCTTGCTGACGAAGAACCAGCCGACGCCCTTCTGGTTGACGGCATAGCCTTCGCCGGTCACCGCTTCCTTGTCCTCGCCGCCGGACGAGATGACCTCATACCGGCCGGCCCATGCCTTCGGCTCTTTCTTCAGGGTCAGTTCGGTACCGACCGCGATCTCTTTGCCGGTGCTGGCATAGATGCCCGGCTGCGTGATCTTCACACGTACGCTCATCGGCGTATCTCCTTAGTTTCAGAAAGGGAAAGCCCCGCCCGAAGGCGAGGCCCAGCCTTAGTCGATGTCGGTCGAGTAGAAGACGCCGGTCTTGCCGTTGTAGTCGGCCCGGATCTCGATGCCCATCGCGCCCATGACCAAGAACTGATAGTTGTCGGTCGGGTTCTGGCGGGTCATCGCCGTCGTGTTGACGGCCATGCCGACGAGCGGACGGATGAATTCGGAGCTCGGCACGAAGCCGAAGAATTCATTTCCGGACAGCTCATAGGTCACCGCGATCTTGTTGATGCGGCGGTTCGTCAGCAGGTACTGCAACAGCGTGCCGCCCTTGAAGCCGGCAGAGCCGGAATAGGAGCGGTCGAGGTTGCGGCCGATCTCGGGCGAGACGTAGACGTTGACCTTGCCCGTGATCAGGTTGTCATCGAGCATAGCGCCGAGCGTCTGGCTGAAGAACGTGTCGATCGCGTCGGAGGTCGTCGCCGGCGATGTCAGATCGATGTTCGCACCGCCGGCAGCAGCGCCGAGGTTGATCGCCTTCGCCAGGGGCGACGTGCGGATGCCGTAGGCGGTATAGCCGCCGACCTTGATGGTGGCGTCGCCGTCGAGAGCATAGAGCGCCATGTCGCGACGGATCTTGGCGGTATGCGCCTCCTGATCGTCGGAAAGTGCGTCGAAGTTCTCCGACTGCAGCGTGTTCCATTCCCGCCATTCACGGCCGTAAGCCGTGGAGAAGATCGGGACCGGAGAGCCGCGGTAGTCGTAGACGACCTTATCCATCGGCACGGGCACCTGGCCGGACATCGAGCGAACCACCGAGCCGGCATCCGAAGAAACGCGGTTCAGGTGGACGAGCTTGCCGATGTTGACCGCCTTGGCGAGCGGCATCAGGTCGGCCATGTAGACCTGGCCTTCGTCCGAGCGCATGACGCGGCGGGTGATGCCGTCGAGGTCGAGCCACGCGTCGCGCGGCAGGATGGCAGCCGCGTTCTGAACGGTCGCCAGCGCGGTTTCCGTCTGGTGGAACCATTCGCGGTTCGCCTGTACCTCGTCCCACCAACCCGCATGGATTCGGGAGTTGGCGACGAGCTGGGAGGAGAAGTAGCGCATTGTTCGATCGCTCCTTAAGCGGCTGCCAGATGGCCCTTGGCCGCGCGCACGCGAACAAGCTGATCCGATCCGGTGGTGTTGTTGAAAGCCTCTTCCGCAATCGCGATGACGCGGTTGCCGGCGGCGACGGGCACAAAGCGGCCGGTAGCGTTCGTCGTGAGACGGGCGCCCTTGGCGATGTTGTTGCCGGTCGGAACGCGGACGTTGAAGAACTGCTCGTCCAGCATTTCCATCCCGATCATGGTATCGCCGGAGGCCCAGGCTTCGTCGACACCCTTCATCTGCAGGTAGTTATCCTGCGCAATGAAGACCTTCTCGACGGTGGAGGCGCCGGCGATGGCGAAGTGGCCGCTGCCATTGAAGACGACGGCGAGGCCCGGGAGGGTGGCGGCCGCTGCGAGCGCTTCCTGCACCTGCGGCAGCCGTTCCGTTACCGGGCCGGCGAAGATCTTGTTATAGCGGGCCATGATTATTCACCCTCCGGCAGCTTGTAGGACGGCTTTTCGCCGGCCGGCTTGAAGGCGCCATTCAGCGCTGCGGCCTTGCCGGGTTCAGCCTTGGAAGCCAGCTCCTTGAGCGCGTTCAGCGTCAGTTCCTTGGCGGCGGATTCGCTGAGGACGTTCGCCTTGACGACCTTCACGACCAGATCAGCCTTTTCGGCTTCTTCCTTGGCCTTCTGGTTGGCGACCATCTCATTCTGTGCGTCGACCAGCGGCTTGACCGCGTTGGCGACGGCGGCGCCGATCGTGTCACCGATCTTGGCCATGCTTTCCGAGAGGGTCTTGACCTCATCGGAAAGCGATTTGAACTGCTCGTCAGAGACAGGCATGTCGTCTTCCTTTCGATTGGTTGAGGGAACCCGCCCGGAGCCTACGGCTTCCATGATCGCGGCTTTCACTTTGTCCCAGATGCCGATGTTCTCCCGGCGCCTGAGAGCCTCGACCAGGCGGGTGCCCGCCCAGTCGATCTCGCGGTCAGCTTCCTCTGTGAGGGAGGAGTTGATGACCTCGATTTCTTCCTGCTCGCCATTGGCGTTGACCAGCATGCCGACGCCCTGCTCAGGGGTGGCCGCGCCGCTCTCATTCAAGAGAATGGCGTCGTGATCGAACTGGATGTTGCGAGCGATGTGCTTGTGGTCGGAGGCGTTGGACACGGCCTCAAGGTTGGCGAGCAGACCGGTGGAGGTATGAACCGGCTCGCCCTTCTCGATAGCGGCGAGAACTTCCTTGCCGCCCGGCGAACGATTGGCGACCTCGACGTCGATGACCTTGTCGAGGAAGACGCGTCCGTTCTCGCGACGGACGTTCTCATTCCAGGCGCCGATATAGCCGAGGTTGATCCCCTCCGGGTCCCGGGCCGAGACGAACTTGCCGTTGATGGTCGGGTGGCCGAGCGGCGCTGGCGTGCGGTTCAGGCTGACATAGCTCTTTTCGATCTCATCGGCGGGATACATGATCCCATTCATGATGATGTTGTCGGGGAGCGTGGCGCTCGGCACGATGACGACGTCACGACCGTTGCGCTTTTCCTTCCGGACAGCCTTCGTGTTCGCAACGCTGCGAACGTTGACGCGGACGTGCTTCATTGTTCGATGTCCTTTGGTTTCGTTCCGAGAGCGCCCTCCGTCTCTTCGTCGGTGGGATCGTTCCGGTACTTCTCGGAGTCCTTCAGCGGCTCGTAGCCGGCGGCGCCGCGGATCTCCTCAGGGGTGAAGCCCCACTCCCCGCTGTCCTTGAGCTTCTCGTTGACGTCGGCCATCTTGTTGGCCCGATCGATCTTCTCGCCGATCGAAGCCTCGGTGAGATCGGCCCAGTCGAGATGCCAATCCCTCTCGGGAAGGATGCCGAACCGTTCCAGCCGACTGACGAGCGACATGATGTTCGGGACCGTCTGGTTCGCCCGGCGCGACATGTTCGTCTGCGCCCACTCGCTGGCGTCTTCCTGGCTGGCCCGCTCGCCGGTCTGCATCCCGACAAGGATCTTCACCGGCATGTTCATGGACGCGGCGAAATCCTGCAGCGCGATCGCATAGAAGTGCTCGGGCGACGGCAAGGTGACGTTGAGCTGCTTGGCCTGCATGCCCATGATCATCAGGAGCTGGTCGAAGCCGGCGTTATATTCAGCCACCTGCTCGTTCATCTTGTCGGCAAGGTCTTCAACCGACACGCCCATGGCCTTGGCCATCATGTCGATCTTGGCTTCCTTGTCGACCTCGAGCACCGGCGCGGACTTGGCGTTCTTCCAGAACCCCTCCCCGCCGGCGCCGCGAACCTTCTCCATGTCGATCAGGGAGTTGTATCCGGGCTCCAGAGCCGACGAGGCGTGAACAGTGCCGTTCTTCGACCAGATGATCACTCGATCGGGATGAATGACGAGGTTGCGAGGCTGCTTGACCGTCGTGTCGACGGCCGCTTCATTGAACTGGAACATCTTCGGCTGCCCGTAGGTCTCGGACGTCTCGTCCGTGTCCCACTGCGAAACCTCAAGCTGTCCTTCCCATGCCGGGATGACCTCAACGAGGCCGTCGAGGCCGCCACTGACGCGACCGACCGGCTGGTCGAACCGCTTGCTGTCTGCGACCCGTAGGATAACGCCGGCATAGGCGCCAACCATTGACATGCGGTCGGCTTCGGCAAGGCGCGCCCATAGGCGCAGATCGTCAAAGCGCTGGCGGATTTCCTTCTCCAGCGTGGTTTCGTCGTCCTCTCCTCCTTGCGAGCCGTCGCGCTCCTTTTCGAGGAGGAAAGGATTGTCCTGCCATGTCTTCCTAACCGTCTTGTCGACACCGGCGGCCGCGACACCGTTTCGGCAATACATCCGGTAGACCTGGGTGAACGACAGGCTCTCGGGGTAGCCGAAATCCTTGTAATGGTCGTGTTTCGTGTTCCCGTTGGCAAAGAAGGCCGGGAACATGCTGCTGAGGCGCCGATGGGCGTAATTCACCAGGCTGACTACGTTGCTCATCGGCTCTTCCCGTTGAACTCGCGCCGCCCCGAACGGGCAAGCACCTTCTCCTGAGCGGCGTGGATCAGGCGACGGAACTCGTCGACGTCGTCGGCATGCTCGACCGGAAGTTCCAGGAACGCGTTCCAGATGACGCCGAGGGCCGAGACGATGGTTTTTTCAGCTTGGGTCATCGGTGCCTCTTGGTCAGGAACATGGCGGCGGCAGGGCCCGTGGCGATGTTGACGTTGTCCGCTGCGATCACCGCATCAGCGAGGTTGTGAGATTTGACGCCCAAGTCCTTCTTGAGCTTGGCCTTCGGGACGACCCGCTTCTTGCCTTCGCTCTCGACCCACCAGGGGACGCAAAGCTCTGTGAAGAGCGCGTCCAGCTTCTTGGCCCCCATGGCCGAGGAGAAGGAAAGGACGTCCTCTGGCTTGATCGGGTGCCCTCTGGTTACGGCGTTGAAGGTCAGCATCGCCTTGCGGGCTGTGTTGGCCCAGGCCTGCGCCTTGAGGTTCAGGTATTCGTCCTTGTTGAGAGGACTGTTGTCGTTCAGCGCATCGCTCGGCTTATCCGGGTCCATGACCGCGCCGCCGGCGTGGAAAGCGAAATGCTCGACCTCGGAGCCGTCCACATTGTTCTGCTCGTCGATGTAGCCGCCGACAAAAGCGCCGACGCCGATCGTGTCATACGAGACGGTAGCGCCGGCGTGCTTCGCCTTTGCCCATACCCGCTTGGCATTCTGGACAAGTTCGTCTTTCCCGGATGCCCAGTCCTCGGCGTCGACAAAGACGCCCCCGATCTTGTCCGCGGTCGCGCTGTTGTCCTCGCCGTCGTCGGCGGGGTCGAAGCCGATGATGTTGCGGCCGGTGAGGCTGACCTTCAGAACCTTGTGAGCGTCAACGCAGGCATCCAGCCAGCGGCGCTTGAAGATCGAAAGCTCGCTATCGCCCAAAGGCACGCCGCCATAGACGTGCTCGAATAATTCCGGGTTCCGTTCCTGCATCGCTGCGATGTCGCGCAATGCCTTGGCCGACAGGAACGGGTTTTCGGTGTAGTTAATCCTGCGCACGATGCAGTGCGGCGGGACGTTGACGACGAAGTTCTTCCAGACGTAGTCGGTGACGAACTTCGGGTTGAACAGCAGGATCGCCAGGCTGTCCTCTTTGCGGATCGTCGGCCCAATGACCGTCCATTGCTCTTCGGTCAGCTTTTCGGCTTCTTCCACCCAGAGGATATCGACGTCGGACGTGCCCTTGATGTCCTCAAGGTTTCGCTCGATGCCGTAGAAGATGAATTCGGCGCCCGTCCTGCGATGGATGATCGTCGTCTTCTGGACGTCGAAGGCTTTGCTGAGCCCGAGATGAGCGATCGCCCACTTCAATTCGGTATAGACCGAATCCTGAATGCGGTTCTGAAAGCGGCGGATGCAGAGAACCCGCATCTTGACGCCGACGTGGTCGACCAGGCGCACCAACTGGCACGCCGTGTCTCGTGTCTTTGAGCTCGAGCGCCCACCATGGAGAACCGCGATGTCTGCCTGTCCAAGGAAGACCTGTTCCCAAAAGTCGTGAAGCGCAGGGTTGGTGAGATGGGTGGTGGCGTCTAGCTCTTTTCGCTGCGCAGCACTTCCCGCCATGTTCTTGTCTCGGTCTGTATCGGGGCGCCGTCAGGTCCAGAGTGCTCGTGTCGCTCGACGAACATGCCAAGGTGCTTCCCGATATCCACGAGCGCGCCCTTCTTGTCGTGGAACTTGATCTTGATCCCGCCCGTCGAATTCTGGCTGATCTCGGCAATTGCCGCGGCTGTGTCGTCGTCGATCTCATCGCTCGAAATCAGCTGGACGTTGTTCGTGACGACATTCTTGATCACGAGGACATCACCGCCATCCGGGTTATCCTCTTCGGTCACCAGCGTGCCTTGCCATTTGATCGCCTTGCGGATGTCGGCGAACCCGATCTTGGCTAGCTCTGCCAGGACACGCTCTTTCGTGATGGCCAGCTTGTCTATGGCCTTCTCGGTGGCCTTTCGCTCTACCGTCTGCTCCCATTCGAGAAGCTCGGCGACGCGTTTTGAAATGCTTTGTTTCTGCTTTAGTGTCGCAGCATTTCCGCGGTTCGGTTTAAAGCCTGCGAGCTTGTATGCTTCGTCGGCAGTCTTGCCTTTAGCAAGCTCTTGGGCGAACGCTTCATGCCGGGCGTTTTTCAGGACGGGCATGGGAGAAACCTTCTGGGCATTATCATGTCGCGGTTTCTACCCTCGACGAGGGCACAAAGCGGGACATCGGGTGGTGCTCTGCGGTCTGAAATAACCCCGCAAACCTTTGTATTTTCAGGCTTGCGGGGCGGTGCTCTTATGGTCAGTCCGCTAGCATCTTCGTCGGAGTTCGATGAAGCGGACGGTACCGGATGTCAGGCTGCGAGCGGCCACGGTCATGTGGGCGGTGGAGAAGCTACTTCGAAGGGCGACCGGCGCCGGCGTGTCCCGCGCTTCGCAACTCAGCGCCATCTTGGCGATGTCGATGGCGACCGGCGCCTGATGGTCATGCAGGACCGAGAGCGGAGCGTTGATGCCAGGATCGATGGGGACCGAGGCGGCGGTCGGCGTGATGGCAAGGGCGCAGGCAATCAGAGCCAGGCCGGCGAAGATCATACTTCGGTAGCTGTGCATGCTGTTTCCTTTTTTCTGGCTGGGAATGGTTCAGGCCTGATCGGGCTCTCGCTCGAAGACCAGCACCCACCGGTAGGTGGTCTTGTAGACGGCCTGGAATAGCTGGTAGCCCTTGGCGCGCCACTCGTTGGCGACACGATCGAGGTCGTCTTCTCCGCCGTCCACCTCCACAAAGCGGTAATGCATGGGCGGTCTCCTCAAGCGAAAACCCGCCCCTGCGAACAGAGACGGGATGGGAATGCCAGGACGGGCCGGGAACGGAGCCTTTACGCTAGTGGTGTCTCACTGTTTGCCAGTTCGCGACCGCCCTGCGCTGCGCCGTCCTGATCTACTCGGGAAGCCATGCCGTAGCATGGGCGGATAGATGTCACCTCTTCCCGAACTGTGACCGCCTGGCGACCCAATATCGCCAGCTTGAGGCGGCCATCCGTTTTCACGGCGGCACGAAAGTTGGTTGCAGGCCCGGGAGTCGAACCCGGTCTTTCGTGGTTATGAGCCACGCGGCTTACCAGTTGCCCTGCCTGCG